TCAAGGATGTAGACCGCTGTCAGCGTTACGTCGGAGCCGGTTACGGCATACGAACCCGGTTCAGCGTCAACCCTCCAGCCCTTCAGGAGGTCAGCGTCTGTTCCCGTGACGGTGTACGATCCAGCCTCGGCATTGATCGTGAGGCCGTACGATAGCGCGACATCATCACCCGTAACAACGTACGAGCCCGGCTCTGCATCGAGAAGGCGAGTCGTGCTGAGCGTAGCGTCTGAGCCGGTGACTGTGTAAGAGGCCGCCTCGACGGAGAGAGTGTATCCCTTGCTGAGTGTTACATCCGAGCCAGTGACAGTGTAGGCGCCCGGCCCTGCGACGATGGGCAGGCCGCGGGATAGAGTGGCTGCTGAGCCCGTGAACGTGTAGGCGCCAGCCGCAGCGACGATTGGCATCCCACGGGACAGCCCAGCCGACGAACCAGTGACGGCGTAGGACCCCGCAGCGGCGTCGACCTTGTATCCGTGTAGAAGACCGGCAGTTGAGCCCGTTACCGAGTACGAACCCGCCAGAGCGGTGACGCGGCGACCGTACAGGAGCGTTGCGGCCGTACCAGTGGTAGTGTAGGACCCCGCGGCTGCCGTGATGGGCATGGCGCGGCGCAGCGTGGCTGCCGTGCCTGTTACCGTGTACGAACCAGCATCCGCCGTTATCGTGCGGTTGGTTAGCGAACTGGTCTTGAACTCTACGCAGGCAAAGGTCTGTCCGGTCGTGGCGCCAGCACCTGCAGGCACGGCCCCGTAGTCTGTCGAGGACGTGCTCGGCGAAAGCCGGGTACCAACCCAACCAGCAACGTCGGTCGTGTTGCTGGAGCCGGTGCCTTGGTCGGTCCGCTCGTCCATCCCCGATGCGGGAGTGAACGGCGCCGCATCCCCGTCCCGGGCGCCATAGACGGAGAATATCAGGTTATTGGCGGCCGATGCCGCCATCGATGTCGTTATCCCGCCCGCATTGTCATCTTCGGTGAAGATGGTTCCGATCAGATCGGCGAAGTTCCCGCCTGACCATTCTTCGACGTGCAGAATGCAGGCACGAAAGTTGACCGTGGCGAAGTCAAGCTGAATCGTCGTCGCGCCAGCGGACGGATTGGTCTTGTAGAAAACCCCGAGGTACGGGTCAGAGATTTCACCGGGGTGCTTCTTCTGAACCGCCGACGTCATGGCGACGCCCTCGGCTGTCGCCGTTACCTCTCCATCTGGCGTAGTCGCCGCGTTCTGCTGGAGAATCACTCCGAGGATCAGAACGTTCGTAGCGCCACCGACAACGGTATAGTCCGTGGTCGCGATATACTGCCTGTTGACCGGCAGGTCCGAGGTGGCCGAAGTGACGAGGACCGTCGCGCCCCCTACGCGGGTCCAGGCCATAGGTTAGACCCCCTGGACAGCAGCAATCAAAGCTTGCACGTAAGCCTGTACTGTCCCGAAGTCGGCAGAGAGTTTGTCGGACCTTCGCTTAAGGTCCATAATGGCCTGATCGGACGGTAGCGCCGTGGCTTGAGCGTTGATCCACTGAATATGGCCCAGGTAGCCCACCGGAGCCGCCTGGGCTAGCGCAGTCATCCTACTGTCGGCCGCCTCAATGCGGGCAATCGCAGTCCGCACCGACTCCATCACAGCGGTAAGTTCACCGGCCGCGACGGTAATTCCAGACTCAGCTTCGGTGTAGTTTACAGGTGCGTAAGTCATCGGATTTCCCAAAAGGGCCTGGGACCACCGCCAACGCAAAAGCGGCGATGAACGCGACCACAGGTGCAATGAAAAATGTAGATATCCGGAATACCCTTATCCCGATCCTCGTCCGACGAGTACCAAGCCGAAACGTCATGGTTCTCAGGATGCCGGCAGCACGATTCGATCTGCTGATTTTGCTCCAGAGCCTCGATGAACTTTGCTGGAAGTCTCGCTGGACAGTTCGCGACCGGAACGCGAACGCAGGCCGGGTGGTGTCCCTCCGGGACGACATAATCAGCCACAGCCGCCTCGATCATGCGAGGGTCAACACGCTGGCGCCGAAGTCGACCGTAAAGGTCTCGCCCACCGCAACAGTGAAGTTTGCACCGTAGTCCCACGAGCCGATCAGCCGATCGGTCAAGGAGGTGTCGTCATGCATCGAGATGTAGCGGCCCGCGGTGAAGCCACCTGCGCCACCAGTCCAGACCACATCGACGGCGGTCATGGTGACCGTGCCGCCCGTGCGGGTGCTGTTGTTCTGGATATCCTCGCCGCCGGCCGTGTAGCCGGTGCCGGTGACCTGGGTAAGGTCGGCCAGCTCATCGTCGGTCGCCACAGTCGGAGCATCCGAGTGGATCACGACCTTGAGCGTATCGGTTATCCCGAACAGGTCGAATAGCTTATCCATGAGCCCCTCCGCGAAGGGCTCATATTTTACGTAGGTCGCCATCAGTCTTCTTCCTCTATAACGCGGGTAATCCGCCCGCTCTTGTCCCGTTCAGGCGTTAGAACCCGCTTACGCTTCACTGCCCCGGCAGCCTTGGCGTCGTACTCGACCTTCTTCGCTGAAATGCCGTCCTGCCGATCACCGCGTTTGGAGTCGACTTCCAGCTTCTTCTCGGCCAAGCCGTCCTGACGGTCGCCCCTGTTCGCATCGATAGCCAGTTTCTGAGCCGCGAGCCCGTCCTGCCTGTCGCCCCGGCTGATCTCAGCTGTGGTCTTCCGGGCGTTGATGTTGACCTCTTGGCCACGAAGCATGAGGTCCTGGCCCTTGAGGGCAACCTCGGCCTGCTTGATCTCAAGCTCCTTCAGGATGGCCATTGCCTCGACGCGCTTCTTCTCAGCCTCCGCGGCCTTCACCTCGGCATCGGCCTGGAGCTTGGCGGCTGTCTGACGCTCGGCGCTCTGGATTTTCTCCATCTCAATGGGCGTTGTGTCAGGCTCGCCCATCTGCGGCGTCTGCGCCTCGACCATCGTCTTCTGAGCCTGCGCCTGCTTAAGCTGAGCTGAAGCCTTCTTCTCCTCGATCGCCGCCATGGCCGCTTCCATGGCCATCTGCTTTTGCTGCTGCATCTCCTGCTGCTGCGCAGGGTCGTTGAACATCTGCATGATCTGCGACTTGTTGTGCAGCTGGGACGCCTGAATGATGATCTGGGGCGGGAACTGCACGAGGCCGGTCTTCGCCAGCTCGATGATCTGCTGGAACTGCTCAATCTGGAGCGACGCATACTCGGGCGTCATGTCAACGATGATGTCGACGTCCAGCTGGGCAATCTGCATGCCCGGCGTTCCGTCCGGGTTCTGCGCTCCGTTGATCCCTATGAACTGAAGCCGCTCGTTCTCGTCGGTAACCCTGATCCACCGAGGTTCGGTCCAGAACTGGCGGACGCGGTTCCACACCGCCCGGTACACCCGGATCGTCCAATCACGCAGGTTGTCATAGAATGGCGCAATCTCGGCCATGCCGGACTGCTGCTGCGCGATGATCGCCCGGCCGCTCTGCTCGCCCTCCATCTGCCCGAGGAGCGACGCATTGGGCCCGACCATATCAATCTCGGCCTTGCTCTCCTGCAACAGCTCGAACTGCCCGGCCAGCTGATCCGCATTCGGGATCACATCGAAGCTGCGCTGAGACATCTGCGGGTCCTGGTCGAACTCGACGTGCCCATCAGGCAACGCCAGCTCCCGCTTCATCTTCGCGATGTCAGCAACCGCGCCCTTGCTGCCCATCGTCTGGCGCGAGTTCAGCATGTGCAGCGCCTTGCTGCGCCGCTTGTTGATTTCGTCCTGCATCGGTATCCAACCGAGCACCATGCCATAACGCCGGTTGTCCCGGTCGATGTAGCAGGACTGCAGGATCATCGCGTTGCAGGGGTCGCCGTCCTCATCGTAGTAGGGCGAGGCCTGATCCCCAATCAGCCCACCACCACACAGCATCGCCATGCGCCAGCCGTTGCCGCGACGGTAGTACATGTACGCGAGCCGAACGCGCTTGGTCTTCTTGTCGCCCCAGTGCGTGCCAGCCCCGTCAATCGGACGGTCCTCGTAGGTGTCGCCCGAGGCAGTGGTGAACGAGCCCTCCAGCATCTCGCGGAGAACGTCGTCTTCAAGCTGGGTGCCGAAGTCCTGCGCCGCCTTGATGGCGTTCTCAACCGTCATCCACTTCTGAACGCCCGTGTAGCCCGCATCGCTGAAGTCCAGCTCCCGCGAGTAAGGGTCGTAAAAGATTTCCTCCCAACGAAGCCTGACCAGCTTCGGGTCCATCGTGCCGTCGCGGTTCTTCTGAACCGTAACCTCAAGCCCGCCCGTGCCCTCAATGGCGAGGTTGTAGCAGAACGCTGAACGCTTAACGTCGAACCGCTCGATATCATCGACGAATACAAGCGCCTTGGTGGCTACGTCGGCCGCGTCCTCGTCCTGCGGGTTGCGAGGCAGCGCCTTGGGGTCAACGCGCCCCTTCTGCTCAATGCCGACGATCGCATCGACCTTGCGCTGAATGCGGTTGATGATCAGCGCCGGCTGCTTGCGCTTCTTCAGGACCGCCAGCTCTTCGCTCGTCAGCTGCTGATGGTCGTAGTAGTCGCGGCACTGCTCGGACTGGGTCCGGCTTGACTCAGTCATCTCGCCGGCGACGTCAACCATGCGCCGGAGCGCCTCGTGGTCTAAGCCCTCGCTTTTCTTAGTGTCGTCAAGAGCCATCAAGCCACCATTGTTTCCAAACGGGCGTTAATGGCCCGTGGCGCAGTGGCACTTTCGGCCCTGCAAGCCCCGATTTATGGTCTGATTAGATATCGTTCTGGAAACAATCGCCCCTCAGGCGACCTTCCAAGAATCCGTCTCAGCCTCGACGAGGCCGTAATCCCGCTTGCGTTCGATCAGCTTGCTGGCCTCAGGCGTCAGCTTGCCCTTGCGGTGAAGCCGCTCGCAGCCATAGCGCAGCGCATCTATCGCGTGGTTCCACGCATCCTCGGGAACCGGGAGGATTTCCTCAGTCTGCCTGTCCCGCTTGTAGGCGTAGCGATCAAACTCACGCTTAGTGTTCGTGCACCGAGGATCGATGACGATGTCAAAGCCCTGGAGGAACGTGATCCCGTCCTCTACGGAGCCCTGTCCCTTGATTGCTGGCCGCATCCTTGGAATGCCGTGGCGGCGGCAGTAGTCGATGCTCTCAGGCCGTGCGCTGTCAGCTGACACTGGCCATTTGGCCACGTTGGGCAGCTTCAACAGCTCTGTCGGCACGTCTTCGGTCGGTACCCCGACGCGATACACCTCATCGGTGATGTACAGCACCCGCGGCTCCGGGAAGCACCAGCGCAACCCGGCAACGGGATCAACGCTGAAGCCCCAGTCTACCCCGTAGAACCACACCACGTTTCCGGGGATTTCCAGCGATCCGACGCGATAGTTCCGGAAGATGCGCGCCTCAGAGGCAAGCTCATAGGCCCCGCCCCACACATGGGCTGCCTTCTCAGGATCGCGGCGATAGTCGAAGTCCTTCTCGGCCTTCAGCTCCTCGGGAAACCACGGATTGGCGTCCCAGTTCACCTCGACAATCACCGAGCCTGTTGGTGGCTCTCCCCCGCGAAACAGCACGTCTACCGGACCAGTCTCATGCTTCGGGTTGAAGCTGAACCATATCTCG